CAAGCGGCTTTTCAGGCGGGGTCAGAACGAAGAGGCAACGGTCGTGGCGGACTTGAAAGCGGCTGGCCTGACGGTGACGGATGCGCTCACGCAACAGAAGACCATCACGCTTGCCCCGCACTTCGGATGCACCCCGGACGGCATTGTGACCGGCCACCCGGAAGCGCCGCGTACTCGTCATAGCCTGGAAATCAAGACCCACTCGCTCAAGTCATTCACCACGCTGGATAAGGATGGCGTCGAGAAGGCGCACCCGAAGCATTGGGCGCAGATGCAATGCGAGATGAAGGCGCAGAACACCGACCGGGCTTTATATATCGCCGTGTGCAAGGACGATGACCGTATCTACACCGAGCGGGTCAAGGTCGATTACGAGGCGCAGGAAGCCATCGTGGAACGCGCCAAGCGCATCATTTCCAGTGACCGGATGCCCGAACCGTGCAGCGGAGCATCGCCATCGTGGTACGTCTGCAAGATGTGTGCGGCTTCTGACCTCTGCCACGGCAGCAAGACCACCGATCAGGTCAATTGCCGCACCTGCACTTTCAGCACCGCCGAGCAGGACGGAACTTGGTCATGCGCCCGGTTTGGCTGCGAGATTCCGCTGGAGAACCAGAGCGGGTGCGAGGCGCATGTGTTCCACATGGATCTGGTGCCGTGGAAACTCGACACCGAATCCAGCACCGAAGAGGTTGCAGTGTGGATCATCGACGGCAAGCGCATCGAGAACGGCGAGCCGGATGCAAACGTGTTTGGCAGCACCGAACTGGTGGCGAACCTTCAGGCTTGCTTGAACCGGGATGAGTTGTCGCAGGCGTTGAGGGAGGAGTTCCACGCAAAGGTTATCGGGTAATGCTTAATGTTGAACTGTGTCAGTTAGTCCTATACAATGGAACAACTGACACAAGGAGGCTTTATGAAATGTTTATTCGATGGATGCGAAAGGGATTCTGTTAGTAAGGGTTATTGCGATATGCACTATCGCCGTATATTGAAGCGCGGTGATGTAAATGACAGAGGAAGCCGTGTTGTTGATACAGGGAACGCTATAGAACGTTTCCACAAGAAGTATGTACTCAAAGAGAACGGATGTTGGATTTGGATTGGTGGAAGCAGAAAGAACACCAAAGGAATCTCATATCCACGGCACCATGTTGAAGGAGATATTGGGTATGGAGCGCATCGTTTCTCATACGAAATTCACTTCGGAAAAATTCCAGAAGGAATGTATGTGTGTCACAAATGCGATACGCCAATGTGCGTAAATCCAGATCACTTGTTTGTTGGAACTCACAAAGACAATATGAAAGACATGGTTCAAAAAAACAGGTCTTTTCATGGTCGTGGTGAGAACAAAAAAGGCAGAGCTAAACTTACAAATAAACAAGCAGATCAAATACGTTCTATGAAACTGTCTCAGAGCAAACTTGCTTCAATGTTTGGTGTTTCTCAGACTGCTATTAGCAGAATCAAACGCGGAGTTAGTTATTAATGAAGCTCCGAGAGTATCAGGATAGAAGCCTGACTCAGTTGTATGACTGGATGGATAAGAACAACGGAAACGTTTGTGTGTCCCTCCCGACCGGGAGCGGAAAGTCAATTGTCATAGCAGAATTATGCCGCCGTGCAATTACAGAATGGCCGGAGACACGCATATTGATGCTCACGAGGAGCAAAGAATTAATTGAGCAAAACGCAGAAAAGCTAAGAACAATATGGCCTGGCGCTCCTTTAGGAATTTATTCTGCAAGTGTAGGGAGAAAAGAACTTGGTGAGCCAATAACTATTGGCGGGCCACTTTCAATCGTTAGAGTGCTTGATAGGGTCGGACACTGCGATTTGCTTATCTGCGACGAATGCCACGACATAAGCCATAAGGATGAAGGGACGTACAGGAAGATAATCAATCATCTAATGGCATTGAATCCATCAATGCGAGTAGTTGGGTATACAGCTTCGCCTTACCGCCTCGGCCACGGCATGATTACCGATCCACCAGCCCTGTTCTCCGACCTGATTGAGCCGGTCAGCATCGAGGAGTTGATCTACCTCGGCCACCTGTCCGTCTTGCGCTCCAAGCTCACCAAGTCGCAGCTTGACACCACGGGCGTCAAGAAGCGCGGCGGGGAGTTCATCGAATCCGAGCTACAGAAGGCCGTTGATACCGACGATCAGAACGTGGCGGTCGTTCAGGAGGTCATCCGACTGGCCGGCGACCGGCAGCATTGGTTGTTTTTCTGCACTGGTGTTGCTCACGCGCAACATATCAAAGATGTACTAATCTCGTTGCAAATTAGTAGCGCTTGCGTCACCGGAGACACGCCAAAGCACGAACGCGAGTCGATCTTGGCCGACTTCAAGGCCGGGAAGTTGCGGGCGCTCACGAACGCCAACGTGCTGACCACCGGCTTTGACTACCCTGACATTGACCTCATCGCTATGCTGCGTCCTACCATGTCACCGGGCCTGTACGTCCAGATGGCTGGCCGTGGTATGCGGGTCAAGTCTCACACCGATCATTGTTTGGTGTTGGACTTCGCCGGCGTAGTCGCCACCCACGGCCCCATTACTGCCGTCCAACCACCCAATAAGGCCGGCAAAGGCGAAGGCGAAGCGCCGGTCAAAGTCTGCGACGAGTGCCACGAACTCTGCCCGATCAGTGCCAAGGAATGCCCGGCCTGCGGAGCGCCGTTCCCGGTAGCGCCGCCCAAGAAGATGACGCTCCGCTCCGACGACATCATGGGTATCGAAGGCTCCGAGATGGAAGTCACAAGCTGGCAGTGGCGGGTGCATACCAGTCGGGCTTCGGGCAAGGAAATGTTGAAAGTCACCTACTACGGAGGTTTAAGTGACCCTACTGTTACCGAGTACCTGGCGGTACTTCACGAAGGTTATGCGGGCCAGAAGGCAATGGGCTTGCTTGGCATACTCAAGGAGCGGTCAGAAGCGCCGGGTGTTCCTGCGTGGTACTTGGAGAACGCTTCGGAGTCGATGAACAAGGGTACGCCGCCGAAACTCCTGAAATATAAACGTGCGGGCAAATTCTTTGAGGTGAAAAGCCGTGAATGGTGAGACTGTACCGAGTGAAGATTAAATCCTACAATGGCTTGATTGCACAAGGAGAAAGCCATGCCAAACCTGAACGAACTGCTTGCAGTCATTGACAACTACAAGCGCCGAGCGAAGCGCAACTTGTCAGACTTGATAGAGTCGCCCGCTGACCAATACGCTGAGATGCTTGCAGACCGATTGCCTCAACTCACCGAAGAAATGATTAACGACCCGGCTAACTTTTTGCCTGGTGGCGGGTTGTTGGGTAGTGTGTCGAAGAAGACAAAGCCGCTTAGTGAGTCCAAATTTTATAGTCAGTACGCTTCGCATATTGACTTGAGGGGAAGGGGCGGGGCGGCAAAAGACAACTACGAAAAGATCATGCGCGACGGGTTCGAGCAACATCACGGTATAAACGCATTGCCGCCGCACAGAGGTGGAAAACCTTTGAGTGTTGTAGATGCGAAGTTTCGCCCGCAGGAAGGCGATTATTTGTACCTTGCACCAAAGGGTTCTTGGGAAAACAAGCCTTTTGGTATGCAAGTTCAAAGTGGTTGGAAGCCGAACCCATATGAAGTTATCCAAGTAGATGCTTCAAACGTCGGCAAGTCAGCATACGAAATGTATTTGGATGCTCTAAGAAAATATGAGGGTGATTAACAGGGGGTGGTGATGAAAGTTCTAGTGGCTTGCGAATACTCAGGTCGTGTCAGGGAAGCATTCCGATTAAGAGGGCATGACGCCTGGAGTTGCGACCTGTTGGAATCTGAGGACAATTCGCCGTATCACATACAGGGCGATGTTCTGGCGCTGCTGAATCAGGGATGGGACTTGATGATTGCCCACCCGCCATGCACCCACCTTGCGGTCAGCGGAGCCAGGTGGTTTAAGGATAAGCAGGTTGAACAGGCGGCGGCACTGGATTTTTTTCGCAAGTTGTTGGATGCGCCGATTGCCAAGATTGCGATTGAGAACCCGGTGAGCATCGTATCGAGTCGTATTCGCAAGCCTGACTTTACGATTCAACCGTGGCAGTTCGGGCATGGCGAAGTCAAACGAACCTGCTTCTGGACACGCAACCTTCCTCCGCTTGTGCCGACGAACATTGTCGAAGGCCGGGAGGCCAAGGTTCATAAGATGCCACCCGGCCCGAATCGTTGGAAGGAAAGATCGCGCACCTACCTTGGTGTAGCAAAGGCAATGGCCGAGCAGTGGGGTTGATATGGATTGCCCCACCGAAGACCACGAACAAATGCTTTTCGTCCAGTGGTTCAGGCGAACCTTCACCCACCGCATCCTGGCGATCCCAAACGGCGGGCATCGCAGCCCATCCCAAGGGGCAAAACTCAAGGCCACCGGCGTAACCCGTGGCGTTCCCGACCTCTACATCCCCGCCTGGCTCCTCTGGATCGAGATGAAGCGCACCAAAGGCGGCAAGGTTGATCCAGAACAGGCCGACTGGCACATCTACCTCCGCGAGATAGGCCACACCGTCTATGTCTGCCGGGGTTGCGAAGCAGCCATAAACGCAGTCAATGAGTTCATCAAAAAATAGTTGAGCGCATTCCGGTAATAGTGTCTATTATCGGTAATAGCAGTTCAACAAACGGAGGTAAGCATGAGTAAGTCCAACGCAGCAAACGTCGCGGCCTATCGCGCACGGCAGAAGGAACAGGGCATGGTTCGCCTGGAGTTCTACGTCCCAATGATCTACGCCGAGGCCATCAAGGCGTTTGTGAAGCAGATTACGGGGGTGAAGAAATGAACTACGACCTTGACAACTACCCCGAGCAACCCATCGACCCGCCAGAGTACGAGAAAGAACGCGACCGCTCCGACGACTGGAAGCGTGAGCGCGACATGGAGGCCGCAGAGATGCGGTGGGAGTCTGACCGGGATGAACGGCTGTTGAATACAGGGAGTGTGAAATGATCGCAATAAAACACCGATATACAAACGCGACACTGTGCGAGTTTGACGTGGCAACCACCAGAGAAGCCGCCGAAAAAGGAAAAGCCAATCTGCGTTGGGCCAATCTGCGTGGGGCCAATCTGGGTGAGGCCGATCTGGGTGGGGCCAATCTGTATGGGGCCAATCTGCGTGGGGCCGATCTGTATGGGGCCGATCTGTATGGGGCCGATCTGTATGGGGCCAATCTGTATGGGGCCGATCTGGGTGGGGCCGATCTGGGTGAGGCCAATCTGGGTGAGGCCAATCTGCGTGGGGCCAATCTGTATGGGGCCAATCTGCGTGGGGCCAATCTGCGTGGGGCCGATCTGGGTGAGGCCAATCTGTATGGGGCCGATCTGGGTGGGGCCAATCTGTATGGGGCCAATCTGGGTGAGGCCAATCTGGGTGAGGCCAATCTGTATGGGGCCGATCTGGGTGACAAAAAAGGAAAACTCGTCGCTGACGGGTATTTAACGGTTGGTCCGTTCGGCTCGCGCAAGGCAATGCTGCAAGCGTTTTGCACCGACAAAGGTGTCTGGTTAAGAACTGGTTGCTTCTTCGACTCGATTGAAGCTTTCCGAGCCAAAGTTGTTGCTACTCACGGAGACAACAATTTCGCCTTTGAATACCTCGGCGCTTGCAACCTCATCGAACACCACTTTCGGAACCTGAAACCATGACCCCCCTCCAAGACCACGCCTTCTGGACCCGTCAGCGCCTCATATGCGGCAACGAATCCGCCAAGCGCATGCATTTCCAAGCACTGGTGAAGATGGGCGTTGATGAGGTCGAGGCCGCGAACAGGGCCGGGTATCATCACATTGTCCCTGTGGATCGATTCCTTCGGCGCTTCGGGTGGACGCTGGTAGTCGGCTGCACTTTGATCCTGCTCGGCCTGTACGCCTCGACCACCGCTGCCAACATGGAGAACAAGGACAAGGTACAAGAACTGACCATCCTTGAGCAGGCTGTATACCGCTGCATGAAGGGCAAGCCCATGAAGATCGGCCAAGAGTGGTTCAAGTGCACCTGCCTGTCGAGTGACGACCCGAAAGGGTGTCCGGAGGAAGCGAAATGACCAGAGAACAAGCGATTGAGTGGGCGAAGCAAACTGGCCTCATGGACCACGACGATGCCGACTTGTGGGCTGATGAACTCACTGATCTCTGCCGCCTCGCCCGTGAGGACATGCGGGAGGAGTGCGCGAAGGTGTGTGATGACCGGCATAGCTACTGGTACTTCGGTGACGGTGCGGACTCGACCAGCGGCCCGAAAGAGTGTGCCGAAGCAATCCGCAATCTGGAGGTGTGAAATGAAAATCAAAGTCATGCTCAAGATTAAAGCGGACACCCCGAAGGAAGCACGGGAGTACGTCACACACATGATGAACAAGTGCGCCCAATCCTATGAATTTCAGTTTGGAAAGGGAAACAAGTTCCAATCGTGG